ATGATCGTCTCGGCGGTCTGGCCGGTGCGGATCAATCTCGCGTTGGTCTGGACGTAGGTTTCGTGCGAATAGGTGAGGCTGCACCAGATAGCGATGCGGCAGGATTTCTGCAGCCCGTCGATGCCGTGCGAGAGTGACCGAGGATCGGCGACCCATACCGGGATGCGGCCATCCTGCCACTCGCCGAGCATCATCTCGTTGAACATGCGTGCCTCAGGTATCGCGGCGATGATGCGTGCGGACTCGTGCTTGAACGCGGTCAGGATCAAGACCGGCTCGCCTCGGTGCTTGTCGAGCAGGGTGCGCAAAGCATCGAGTTTGGCCGTGTGGACGGGCAGGACGTTGCGATCCTCATCATAGACTGCGCCGGACGTGACTTGGAGCAGCTTGTTGACCAGCACGCCGGCGGATGGTGCCGTGATTTCTCCGTCTGCAATCTGGGCAAGCATCTCCTTTTCGAGCGTCTTGTATTGTTTGCGGGCGGCGGGCGGTAGGGTAGCCGGGATGTCGATAAAGCTCGAGGAGGGCAGGTCATTCGGATCGCCGACCATCACCAGCGCGAGGTCGGCTAGGCGGCGATCGATCTGCTCTTTCTGGCCGGTCACGAGCTTGAAGGTGTAGCCCATGTAGTCGGCAGGGTAGAAGTGCTCAGCCTTGTAGCTGGCGAACGTCTTGCCCAGACGCTTGCCATCGTCGAGCATCCGCACCTGCATCCAGAGGTCGAGGTAGTTGTTCGGGATCGGCGTGCCGGTCAGTCCCCACCTGCGCGTGATGCCGCCGAGATGCTTGTGGAGAGCCTTGAAGCGTTTGGATTGTGGATTCTTGGCTAGGCTGAGTTCGTCAATCACCAGCGTATCGACGGGACACACGAACGTTTTTTTCTTCGGGAACATCAGCGGCAGGCGGTTAGGCAGGAGCTCGGAGTTGATCAGGTAGATGTCCGCGGTGCCGTCGAGCCATGCCTGCAGCCCCTCGGCGGTTCGTAGGTTGACGACCCGCATCCATGAGGTATGTGCCCACCGTGCCACCTGCGCAGGCCATGTGATCGAGCAGACGCGGAGCGGTGCGACGATTAGAGCACCGCGTAGCTGCCCGCAGGTGGCGAGCACGTCGAGCGCGGTCAAGGTCACGACCGTCTTGCCCTTGCCGGGTGACACGAAGAGCGCAGCCCGATCGTTGGCGAGTAGATGCTCGACCATGGGGATCTGGTAATTGAAAGGCTCGAAGGTTTCGGTCATTAGTAGGTCATGGTAATGAGGTCGATCAGCCGCTTGCCGGCCTCGATGTCGTCGCAGGATGTGGCGTGGAACGTGTGCTCGGTCAGGCGGTCAAGCCAGCGGGCTTGCAGCGCGGTTGGCCGTTTGCCCGGTGCCTTGAACTCGATGAACAGGACGTGGCCTTGGAATAGGAACATGCGGTCAGGTTGGCCTTTCTGGTTCTGCCCGGCGAGCTTGAGGCTCAGGCAGCCCTTGGCCTTGGCGTATGCGCAGACTGCCTGCTCGATGGTGGATTCTCTCATGATTTATGAGTTAGGGATTGGAGGGCTTCTTTAGCTTCGTTAAGATAAGAGTCATTCCAATTAGGAGGTCTGCCGATAACATCCATCATGCCCTGATTCCATGTTTCGTTAACCTTTACTAAATTAACCAAAGCCTCAGCCAGCCTGTCCCGCTGCTCGGTGACGGCGGTGAGTTCATCCCTAGCCTTGGCGAATCCATGATCCATGAATTCGCGGGTGCGGATCGTCTCATTCCGCGCCTCGTCCCGTTCGCGGATAGCGGCTGCTCTTTCATGGTGGGCGCGGTCGATGATGTTTAGCATTCCACCAGTCTTTAAGGCTTCCCGTGCGGCGGTTAGTTCGGTTTCGATCTCTCTGGCGTGGTCGATTAGTTGGTCAACTGTAACGTAATCGCTTAATAGGTAATCCGTCCTTGGTGTCGGTGTGTTCATGGTTCGATTGACGGGATCTAGCCCCGCGTCTCGGATTTGTTCGTGGATCGGGCTTTCGGCCCATGTGTAATGGGGTGTGTTCATCGGCTGGAGATAATTGGTTTTTTGAATGCGTGTATGTTGGCTAAAACTGCAGCAGCTGCCACGTCAACGTCGGCACGCTCCATTTCGCGGAACCATTCAAGAACCGCGCTGCGTTTAATCTCTAGGGTGATGAACTCCGGCGCGGCACGATAAACGGCCTCGATGTTATCGACCTCAAAGTCCCACGCGAACCGCACGCCCTCGGCGATCTTAGTGGTGGCGACCTCGGCGGATGCTTCCATCTTCTCGGCAGCGGCTTTCTTAGCGGCGAGGACAGCAGCGATGCCACCCTCCTCGGCAGCCTCACGGGCGGCACGGGCAGCCTCAAACGCGGCACGCTCGGCAGCCTCCTTCTCAGCCTTGATCCGCATCACCTCCTCGGCGTGGTTGCCGATCAGTCGTTTGATGCGTCCCTCCTCGGCATTGATCTCGATCAGGAACTCTGCGGCGGCGGTGTCGATCATTTTTCCGATGCGGTTGACCGGCTCCTTGACGAGTTTGCGGGATTTCTCGACCTCGATGCGCATGGCAGCGAGCTGGCGGGTGTGTCGCTGTGCAACGGCAGATTCGTCATTGTCGCCGACGATCTGGATCGTGGATGACGCAGAGAGGATCTCGGCTTTTCGAGCTTCGGCCTCAGGTGAGATGGTCAGTTGGTAGCCATCACCTGCGAGGATGAGCGGCATTAGTTCGGTTGTGTTCATGGTTGGTTTATTTGGTCGATTGTTTCTTGTTGGAACCCAAATGCGAGCAGGGCTGGAACGATAAGGTCCTCCCATACTTGATGGATAATTAGGTGGTCATTGTCCACCGTGATCTCGACGGCGTGGCTGTATTTAGGTTCTGAATCCGTTGTTTCTAGTCGTATTTTCATTTTGTTTATTGGTTGAAGAATGGTCTAGGTGCGTTTTGCGTGATGTGGCCGGTGCAGATGCAGCAGTGGCTCAGGAGCAGGCGGCAGTAATATTTATGGCAGGTCGGGCAGTGATTGGGCGGGGTGACTCTCTCGCGGGCTTTGGCGGCTCGCTCGATGAGTGCCTGGCGGATGCTCAGAACGGTTGGCGGTCGGTCGGCGCGTGTGGGTAGTCCCAGAGCGTCCAAGGCAGGCGATGGATGAGGATCGGCGGCAGCCCGTCGCGGTCTGCCCGGATCGCCAGCCAAATTACGTCCGAATCCTGCGGATCGCGCATCACGCAGAGCTGCGATTCGAATGCGTTCGTCGCTTCGTGCCATGTCACGACCTCCTGTGACGCGTTGCATGGCGTCAGCGGGATTGCCTCCCCCTCCGGCTGTGAAAGGCTCCTGAGCGCGGCGTGGTGCGCCTTCTGTGCCACCTCCGCAGGTTGGAGCGGGGTCTTGGCGCTCAGCACCAGCCCCGCCCGGCGCTTTCCCGCCGCTGGCGGGTCGATGCGGTCGATGGCGGCCTCTAGCTCGAGGTCAGGCTGGGCGGCGGGTGGTGCGGCTGCCGGTGGCTGTGCAGCGGCTGCTTTCTTGGCGGCGATGATTTCGGCGATGGTTGGCATGGCGGTTAGTAGTTTCGCCCAGAAAACCTCCTACCGCTTTCGCAGTAGGAGGCGTGCCATGCAATGCACTTCCCGGAGATCAGTAGTCTTCGCCGCCGAGGATGTCAGCCAGCTCGGTCAGCGCAGCCACGAGTGCCGCGTCCTCTGCTTTACCGCCTGCCTTCGCTTTCGGTAGCCAGTTGGAGATCAGGCTGCCTGCGCCTACTTCGTCAACCTCGCCGAGCTTCTTGCCCTTGTATTTGCCGACATGGACTACCACCGACTCCCAGCCGGACTCCTCGGCTTTCGCCTCGGTCTGCTCCGTGCCTTCGGTGTCTCGATCGCGCACTCGGATATATTTTCCACTCGGTTTGAGCGCCTTGTCCTTGTCGGGGGCGATGAACGAGATGTTCGCGTAGGTTTTGTCGTCCTTGTGTTCATGCTGGATGATGAGCTTGACGCCGTGACCGATGAGGCCTTCGAGGTCAAACTCGTCTAGCTCCAACTGGGTAAGCTCGCGTCCCATCATCTTTTTAAGGTCTTTGCGCAGGGCTGCTTTCTCGTTGAGCGATGGCGTGTAGCCCCTTGACCAGATGCAGAATCTGCGGTCGTTTTCCTCATCCATGCACTCGGTTTCAAATACGAGGCGAAACTCGTCCTTATCACCGTATTGTGTCACTCGTTTCTTTAGCTCGGTGATGTCCACCAAAACGGCTTTGATTGGGTCAGGGCATTCAGGATGCGGGGTGAAGTTGCTGTTTCTTTTTTCGCTTAGTTTCATTATCGTTGTTTTGTTGTTTTGTTGTTATGGGGGAGATTATTTCGAGAACCAGATGACCAATAGCATCACCGCTAGGATGAGCAGGGCAATCAGTAGGCTGTTTATCACGCCGTCGTTTTCACGCTGGTAGTTTGGCTCTCTGCTGGTCGATTTTTGCGGTGCTTTTGTGGCATCCTCGATGTGCCAGCGCAGAAGTTTTGCGCTGGTTTCGTCGCTGATGTTGTCTGTTTTCGGTGTATTGTCGGTGTTCATTGTTGTTGTTTTTGGTGAGAGTTAGTAATCGCGGTGGGGTGGGTTTTCCAGCACCATCTCGCGCACTTCGTCGCGCTCGGCTTCGGTCAGCATGACGCCGCCGGTGTCGTCGTAGGCTTCGTCGATGATGATGTCGTCAGGGTCGCACGGCTCCCATCGAGTAGCTGCGGTGCCGGGTATGTAGCGCACCTCGACGGTTATCTCGACCTCGCGGATTATTGTGACGGTAGTTTTCATGGGTTGATGATGTGTTTGAGGATTACGAGCGCAGGCACGATGCAGGCCCCGATGAGGCAGCAGAGCGGAACGGCGATCCATAGGGGTGGGTCAGTTAGTTTCATGGTTTTAAATGGCAATGATGAATCCATATCCAGTTGCACCGTTTATGAGAATCTCAGCACGCTGCCAACCCTGATTGGTTGAGTGAAACTCGCCGAGTGTGATGATGGTTTGATTTTCCACCCGATCAAAATCTGCTGTGCGTTGTATGATGGCGTTAGCGGCGGCGATTTTCTCGATCACTTGATCCATGGTTAGGGATTCCCAGTTAGAGGAGTCGCCAGCGAATCCGAGTGCCATTGTGTATTTTGCTGCGTTGGTCGTTGTCATGTTCGTATTGGTGTTGGTTGTTGTTAGCGTTGCGTCTTGCAACTGGGAAGAAACTAGGCATTGCCGAACGGAATGAAAAGATAATTCTGCAATTATTTTTACGCGATCCTAGAAATCCTTTATTCCACTAGGGCAAAACGGGTAAAAAAAAATCACGCAACTACCCTGTGACCCGCTTGTAGACGGAAGTCATCTTTCCATTCAGCCGGATCAGCCGACTGGTCAGCTGCCCGCTTTTAGCCATCCTGCTTAACTTGCAGCGAAGTGCAGCGTCACTGACTTGTAGGCCAGCCGTTTGCATTTTTTTCGCGGCCATGTCCACGGTAAATTCATCGGGCTTGACGTAGTTGTCCTGCTCAGATTCGACAAGCCACGCCAGCAAGTCGTCGATCTTGCCTAAAGTGTCCCCATCGGGCTGATCCAGTCCGATCCGTTTTTTGTTACCTGCCATATTTTGTAGTCCCCTGTTTTCGTGTTGTGCATCCCGTAAGCGAAGCCTTGCCTCCAGCCGAGCTTGGCTGGATGAGCGTCAGCGTAGGTCATCTTGTCAATCTGTGCAAGCGTCCCGACGGCATGTGCGCTGCCTTGGTCAATGTGCCTGGCCTCGTAGTCGCTGGGCGAGTGAACGTGGCCGAAGATGCACGGCCCGAACCGTTCATGGTGTGCCTTTGCCGGGTGCATCGAACTCAGGAAACCATGGATGAGCGTGAGCTTGCCGATCTTGAGCCTCTCGGTCACTTTCCACGGCACCCACTTGATCCGCATTTTTCGCAACTCGTCTTCCGTCTCTTGCGCTTTGAGAGCGCACAAATCGGCGAGGATGCCGTTGCTCGACTCCTCGGCAGCACGCCAGAGGCGGGCATCGTGGTTGCCCATGGTCAGGAAGTTTGGTCGGAACCAGTCGAGTAGCTCCATGCCGCAGCTGTAATCGTAGGAGATGCCCTCCATGCGCTCCTCGGGGGAGGCGCCTTTGCGAAGCGAGCGGAAGTCCCACACGTCACCGAGGTGGACGCGATGCTTTGGTTGCCAGTCCTCGATGAACTGCTTCACAACCTTAACGGCCTTGGGGCAGACGAGATCGCCGTGGGTGTCCGCAAGAAATATTGATTTTTCCCATGCCATAGTTTTGTCGGGTTATTCCAAAATCGTCATTTGTTTCCTAACCTTTTCCCAAGCTGGATGAAAGATGTTCTCAATGCACCGCACGACCGCTTCTTCCTCGAATCGCTCAAGGTAGGACAGCCCGGAAATGTCGAGCGCTGCGTGCAGCATCTCATGGCGCAGCGTCTCGCGCAGGCTGGACTGTTTGGCAAGCGTCCGGGCTGCCAGAACGATTTCAGCATCGTCTCCGTGATACTCACCCCACGCCTCGAGTTTCGGGTCGATACGGATCGATATGGTGCGCCCTCCGATGTTTATCTCTGTGGGAGGGTTGGCGGGCATAGTTTTAGCGGGTTGCCTCAAAATGCATCGCATCGCTGCTCCAAAACGCTCCTGCAGATAGCCATCCGACCCGGGCGAACGCCTCCATCGCCTCGATAGGCATGTTGGCAGCGCGTGGCCAGTGAGTGCGAAGGCCGTTGGTCGATGGAGCGAAATCAATCGCGATGCCCCAGGCATGTTTCGAGAGCCTAGATCCGCCACGCATCGGGCGGCAATTAAAACAGCCAGCATACTCTGCTAGTATCCACCGCGCCGGTGATGCGGCGATTTCGGCGATGGCCGTGACAAGGCTGTCAGCGACTAGGTGGTGGCAGCGGATATTGCGAACCGGCTGCCCCTCGTATTTTACACCGAGGCCGCGCACGTTTGCACCGACCAATTGCGCCTCGTCGCCCGGCTCGCCGAACCGCGCGATCACGCTCGTGTCATCGCCGGTCGGCCATGGGTGCTGTTTGGGCATGAGAGCCCGCAGGTGACGCTCGCAGGCGGCAGTCGATACATTGCCCCAGATGCCGTCCGGCTTCGTGCCGATCCGCGTCTGGAGAGCGATGATTTCGGCTCGGGTCATTTGGTCGGTGTGACGCGGATCGTGCGGCTTATCTCAGTCGCAGCGACTACGGATGCCTGGTCGATGCCGCGTTGCTCTATGACAGTGACCGTGCCGTCAGGCGAGGTCGTGGTCGTGATGGTCGAGACGCAGGATGCCAGCGCGAGGCTGGCGAGAATGAGGATGGTTTTCATCGGCGTGGGGTGTTGGGTGTGTCGTTCGATAGATAGCCGAGAATGGCAAGACTGACCGGCAGGATCCATGTTTTCCAGTCCTCGAGCGAATGGCCATCCTGGACGGTTGTTTGAATCGTGGCGGCGACGGCTGCAAGCAGTCCGAGTATTGTGGTTTTCATAGGCGGTTTTTGTAGAGGCAGGTTCCGAGGCCGCAGCCTTTGGATAGGCGGTCAACGTCCTCCTGGAGTTTCGCGACGATAGTTCGCAGAGTGGCGATCTCGGCGGCAAGCTGGCGGTAGATAATCGCGGCCAGCGTCGAGATGACGGTGGCGAGTGCGATCAGCACGGTTAAAATCCATTCTGTCGGGACGGTCATTGTTCGATGTTAGGTGTGGGCTCAGGTGTGGGCTCAGGCTCAGGCGGTGCGACATAAAGCACGCTGCCATCCGGCTGTGGCTGGAACACGCTCAGGTCAGCGGCGGGCAGGTTGCCAGCCAGTCCGATGGATGCCAGCGCGGTCTGCATCGTTGCGTAAAGCGTGAGTGCCTGCGCGGGTGTCACCCCGAAGTCCGGCATTGCGTCGAGAATGGCCTGCTGCTGGTCTGGCGTGTTGGCGAGCGCGTAAGCCCGTGCCATCTGCGAGACGACGAATGCAGGCACGCTGGAGATGATCTCAGCAATGGTGGCGGCGGTGGTGTGGGGTGTGGTCATAGTCGGTTACGGTGAATTGTTAACTTTAAGATCATACACGGCCAATCCCGCAAATGTTCCGGGTGTTCCAGTGGCTCGGATATACATCCCATTATTAGCGCTGGTGCCAGTGATGCCAGACGTTGTAACTGCTAGGGTGGCAAGTGCAGTGGATGGCTTTTCAGGTGTAGATGCGGCATATAATTGACTAGCGATTCGCAGCGAAACCGTCCCAACTCCGTCGTTGTCCAGCCATAGGTAAAAAACACTTGTCTGGCTTGTTCCAGTTGCAATGGTGTTGCTTGGCAGCGCGACGGTTGAAGATGTGGTGATCACTCCGCTCACACACTTGTACAGCCTAACGTTAGTATTATTGGTAAACTCAACTCCAAAGTGATCTCCAGAAGCCACTATTCCGGCTGTGCCGTCTCCTCCGATAATCCAATACGCTGAAATGTTTGTCGTAAAGTTCAGCCCAGCAGACAATAAAATTGACCATTTTCTCCCGAAATAAAGGGCTCCTGCTGCAGCATTGCCAGCAAGATTAAATGATGGAGTGTTCACACGATAGTAAGATCCACTAATTCCCAATGTGGATATGTCTCCGTCAACAATACCGTTAGCAACAGCCCGTCTTGATGTTGCTCCGACGCCGCTCGCTGTCCCTGATAATGTGTTGTAAAGGTGCCGAATAAAATGTTGCCTGTCAGCTAGGTCTGAAAGCGTAATCAAGCTCGTCGCCTCTGGCGTGCCTGTGCCTGCTGATGTCGGGCGGGTGGTGCTGCTGAACGCGTGCGCTCCGGTGTGCGTCTCCGAGTCGATCATCGCCACCGTGCCTGCCTTGTTCGGAAATGCAATCGCTCGGTTTGCTGTCGGGCTGTGGGAGAGCGTGGTGGTGTAGGTGCCGTTGTAAAGTTTGAATGTTGAGCCTGACTGTATGTGGCCCGAGATTGTGTAGATGTGACCAGCTGATCCTTCTGTCCAGATCACGCCTGTTTCTCCACTTATCTTGATGTCACCGTCCGATGTAACCGATGATGCTCCGACGTCTGCGAAGAAAGCTCCGCCTGTGGCATCTCGCAGGGCGAGCGTGTTTGCGGTGGCTGCTGTAACACCTGCCGTTGCTCCGCTGACTGCCGTTCCGTTCGCAGCGATAAAACCAGTCAGGTTCGATGTTGTCGAAGTCGTGATCGTGTTCGGGCCCGCGGCTCCGGTGGCTCCGGTGGCTCCGGTGGCTCCGTTGGCTCCTGCTGCTCCGGTGGCTCCAACTGGGCCGCGTGATCCAGCTTCTACCTTGTAGCTCGTCGATCCTTCGCCGGTGATGACTGTCACCTGTGTTGAGCCTTGGCCGGCATTGACTGTGACTTGAGTTGCCATGTGATTTTTAGAGGATGAGGTCAGGCTTTACTGTCAGCGTGCCGATAAGCTGCACCTTGATCGTGCTTGCCGCGTCGGTCGTCTCCAGCGCCCATGAGTAGATGCCAGCATCAAGCGTCAGGAGGCGTTTCTCGACCGTTACCGACCAGAGGCGGGCGGTTGTTACGTTGAGAGTGATCTCGGTCCCCACGGCGCTTGTGAGCGTCAGCACCGCGGTGCCAGCCGAGTCTTGCAACTGAAATCGAGCCGATGACAGCACCGCGTCGTAGTCGGTGCCATCGGTCGAGTCGATTCGCCAGGTGAAGCCGTCCCATGTCGCGCCTTTGAACGCGCATGGGAGCTCGATGGCTGGAGGCGATGAGGAACAGCAGCTCATGTTAGGCTTGAGCGAGGACAGTAACGGTGAGGTAGGTTGACGATCCTACGATGGTCAGTGCCGTCTCGCCGGTTAGGACGTTGCCGCCTGCGAAGAGGATAGACGAGCCGCCCTCGATGTCGAGGTTAGCCAGTGTGCCGCCGCCGTCGATCTCCAGAGCGTTGGTTCCGCCGTTAGCGAAGAGCACTGCATTGGGAACGCAAGTTGGGATCGTCACGCCTTCAAAGTCTTTTGCGTCACCATCGTGGATATGGACGCCGCTTGTCACGGTGCCTGCTGTGGTGTTTGCGGATGTGGGTGCTGCGGTGATGCCTGTCGTGCCAGCGGCTATTGCAATGTTCAGCGTTGAATCGTTAGCTACGAAGAGGTTGACCGAGTTGACGCCATCGGTCAGCACTTGGCCAGGCTTACGGGTCAGGATGATGGCGGTTGTCGTGCCGGATACGGTAAAGCGAGCGGCAATCGTTGCATTGGCTGCAAGCGCGGTGCGCACCTTGCCAGCCCAAGTGGCTGCCGTGTCGGTTGCAACAATTGGAACAGTAACAGCAAGCGGTGAGCCGGTCATGCCTGCGCTCGTCACGGTCACCGTGATGTCGCCGGAAGTGGTGCATGTCCCGGCTGCGGTTGCCGTCTCGACTTGCGCGACACCGGTTACGAACGCGGTCGATCCGGTTGTGGCGCCGGTGGTAAGAGCAAGAGCAAACGTAGGTGCGCCAGCGGCGAAGAACGCGCGGACGGAATAGCCCACATTGGCATCAGGGAACGTGATCGTTTGCGGGTTGTCACCGATCTGGACGCTGCCATTGACGGCAGTGCTTGTCGGGGTGGCTTTAGTTGTCAGGCCGAGTGTGGCGCGGGAGTTGGCGAGGTTCATGGTGGTGATGGCTTACGCTGATTGGCTGTTTGTCAAACGGGTGGTGGGTTTAAGTTACGTCAGTAACTAAAAAAGCTATTTCAATGTTTGTTCCCGATATTGCAATTTCTAAAATTAGACCGCAGGCACCTACGGCAGATGTGTCAATGCTGCAAGTGGCTCTATCACCAGGAAAATTTACAGTGTCTGCAAAAACCAAATTTCCGATTGAAGAAGATTCTCCTTGAGCATAAAGAGAAATTTCAATATCCGCAGTGCCACCCGTAATTCCGTCAATTACATCAAACTGTAAATCCACGAAATTGACGCAAGAAAGACCAAAACGAAGAGTGTCAGATTCTTCATCACCCGGCAGATAATTCCATGAGTCTTCGGTGGGTTCAGTTATTCCACCTTGTAATACGCTTTCTGTGCGCCAGCCTGCATACCCTACAGGATGAGCAATCCCTCTGTTGACGCACCTTTTTACGCCATCAATCGTAATAGTCTGGATCAGATGATTGCTCATATTGGGATTCCCAGAATGGTGTATTCGGTCGGGGTGCCATCTTCGCAGATGCTTACCGTGATCTCTTTGTATTCGACCCACTCAGGCACCGCAGCATCATGCTGCAAAGTCCACTTGTAACCGCTGCTCGGTGTTCCTGGGTTTGCCAGTGGCACCCAGTCGGTTCCGTCGTGATAAAGCATGTCGCCAGCTTCTCCAGCTGGCAAAGAGCTGCCACCGCCTGTTTCCTTCTTGTCGAGATACTCAAAGTTCTCTTGGAGCTTGCTGCCGCTGATCTGCAAGGGTGCGCCTTTGCCATTGACCGGGATCGGCTGGCGAGCTTGAGCGCGGAAGTCGTGGGGAAGTGGCATGATTAAACCTCGATGAATGATCCGGCCTGCCCTTGGGTGCGTCCGGTCGTGATGTTGTAGTCCACGTCGATCTTGTATTCCGTAAATTTCCCAAAGTTCGTTTGTGACACGACTTTGATTGTCGGATCATTGACTGAGAAATAAACTGTTGCGGTCGTGCCTAGTGCCACGCCTGCATCCGTGAACAGATTGAATATGACCGTGAAGACGCGCCGCCGAGGTTGGTTGTCAGCTACAAGTTGGAGCGTGCCTGCGCTTGTAATCACAGCCTTGACGCTGGGCTGATTTCGCACCGTTACGTCGATGCGGTTCACGCTGTTGTATTCGTTCAGGTAGAAAAACCCATACGGATCAAACATGATTGGGTCGATGTTCAACGCGTCGAGAGTTAGGGCGTCCCCTGTCGGCAGAACGATGTCCGCCGTGAAAGTCAAAAGGTTGTAGTATGACGTGTCGTTAGTGCTGACCGTTAGAACGGTCGTGATGTAGTTCGTCGGCTGGTCGGTCGTGCGTCCGTAGGCGGATGCGACAAACTCAGTGAAGCCAGAGCCACGCCGCACTTGCTGGCAATGCGGAAAGATGTATGCCCCGTCTATCGCTGGGTAGCCATCATCCTCCGGCAACTCGTTACCGATCGCGAGCGTGCTGCGGTGCGTAGCCTCGGCTGCGTTGTTGCAGGAGTAGCTCTGATCGATCCGGACAAGGCCCGATGGGAACGTCGCGACGGTGCGCTCAGGATGCTTGTAAAGTGCGTTGGCTGTCTGTTCGATGATAGTGGGCATGGCTTAGAACCCTAGTGCGGGCATTGGTAGTTTCCTTTCGAGGCTTTCGACGGCCGTCTTGATCGCGTCCACTGATTTTTGCAGGAGGTTTTCTGGTGCGGGCTTAGGTGCTTCGCCGGGCTTGTCACCCTTTTTGCCTTCGGCGCCGGGCTTCATTTCGGCTTGGCGCTTTTTCATCAGCTCTTCTTGTAGCTGCCTTTTCGTTTTACCAAAAGTGTCAATGCCTTGCTCTTTGGCAATGTCTGTTACGCTTTTGCCAAGGCCTCCTTCTTTCTTTCCAAATGCTTCTTGAAAGGCACGATCAAACTCACGGCTTTGAACTTGGCGGCCAATGCGACGGGCGGCAGCAAAGTTACCTTTGCCTTGAGCTTCAGCAGCCGCCTTTTCCATTTTTCCACCGGGATCAAGTCGATCTTTGCGTTCGGCTGCGTTTGCATCTGCGATGATCTTTGCACCGAGGCCGAGCTGTTTTTCGAGCTCCTTGGTGATTTGCTTTTTGCCTTCAAGGTCTTTTTTGTTCTTCTCAATCACGCCGTCAATAATGTTCTGGCGTGCTTTGTTGGCATTGGCCATGGCCTCGTCGAGACTTAGCCCTTTCTCCTTTGACGCTTGCAGTTCAAGGTGAAAGGCTTTCATTGCTTCAAGCGCGGCAAGCTCTTCTGCATTGCCTTTGCGCTTTGCCGAGGCGATGTCTGCATCCAGCTCTTTGATGCGATTCTCATGCGTCAGCCGGTCTTGTGCGGTCTTCACGCTCATCTCCTCGACGGTCAGCTTGTTAGCGGCAGAGGCAGCTGCGTCGGCAGCGGCAATAGCCTCCATTTTTTTCAGCTCGTTTCGGTGCTCTTGCAGCTTCACCTCCATCGCCGAGGTGTCGATGAGTTGCTTGCTGCTGCTGAGTGCTGAGTCGAAGGTCTTGGAGAACTCTTGTCCGGCACGTGCAAAATCTTCTCCAATGACGCCCATTGCAGTTTTTATCAATTTTTCACTGCTATTGATTGCCTGCTTTAATCCATCAATGACCAGTTCATCTCGTAAAGGATTTGCTTCTTCGAAAGCCAGCTTCATTTTAAGTGACAGCTTGTTGATTTGAGCCTCGATAATTGTATAGATGCCGCTGCCCGGTCCGAACGCCGCCAGCAAGAACGCGCCTGCTGCTTGGACGGCTGCCATCACGTTTGCGGCGATGGAGTTGATCGAGTCGGCGGCTTGCAGCTTAATGCTTTCAAAGGCGATCTTGAACGCCAGCCCAAACTCGCCGAGCTTGATGGCGCTGAGTGCGTCGGTAAATCCGCCCATCGCGTTTGATGCGCCGGTTAGAATCTCGCCCAGCTTCATGCCTGCCCCTGCCGCATCGAACCGAGTCATCAGGTCGGTAGCCAGTTCCAGCGCGGGGGCGATGCTTTCCAATAGCCCTGCGGCGAACTCAAGAAACTTGCCCTTTGCCACCTTGATGTTGTCAGAGATATTATCGAAGGCTCCGGCGCTGCGATCTAGCACGCCGGGCATGCTTCCAAGTTGGTCTTGCGCGGTCTTCATCTCACCGCTGAAATCTGCGAGCAGCGGCAGGAGCACGCCGCCTGCTTTGCCAAAGATGCTTATTGCAAGTGCCGACCGCTCGCCGCTGTCGGTGACTCCCTTAAACCGCTCGGCAAGCATGGCCATCTGCTCGGTCGGTGTCTTGCCTGCCATGTCAGCCATCGTTAGGCCAAGGCGAGTGAGAACCGTGTTGTTTTTCTCGCTGCCTTGAGCAGCGTCATCCATGAACTTCTGGAGCTTGTTGATCGACGTGCCGACCTTGTCAGCACCTACGCCGCTGTTATCGAATGCGCGGTTGAGCAACATCAGGTTGCCTGCTGTCTCGCCTGTCCGTGCGCTCAGATCCTTCATCGTGCCGCCGAGGTCGAGCGCGTCCTTGAACGTTTCGAACGTGCCAGCGATCGCAGCACCGGCAACTTTGATTGCGCCGAATCCCACGGCCAGCGCAGCACCTGCTTTGACCATTGAACCGAAGGATGTTTTGACCGAGCTGGCGGTTTTTGCCACTGAGTCATCCATGCTCTTGACCGAAGTCTTGACCTTCGAAACGGTAGAGGTGAACCCTGCATCGGTGGCTGAAAACTTTACGTCGAGGCTCATAATAATTTAGCGAATGCGTTGTCTATTAGAGCGCGGGAGTCAAACGGCGTTGCATCGTTGCGGTAGGTGCGCTGGTGACCGGCTGCGTATGAGTCGCAGTCGAGGATCTGCAAGCCTGCCGCAATCGGTAGCTCCTCCATAATTTCAGCGTAGCCCCAGCCGGTGATGCTCGCTATGCGCCAGGCATAGCTCGCAAGCCAGTTGGGGATGGCTAGTTTTTTCTCGCAGCTCCGGCGGTGGCAATGCCTCCAGCCTCCTGCACCGCGCTGGATGACGCGGCGAGGTAGGTGTTCATGGCCTCGGTCATGAGGTCACTGTATGGCGAGAGCTGGGAATGGTGCGGGAAGTTGACTTCGATCCAGTCGTCAACCGCGTCGAGGAAGGCGTTGCGGTCGTTCACCACGGCGCGGATCACTTCGCGCGGCTGGCTGTGGAGATAGACGAACGCTGCGGTCTTCTGCATCGAATCGCCGGTATCGCCGAACACGTCGTTGCGTTGCAGCCATGACAAGCTCAAGGCCGTCATGGGGCGGATCGTAATGCCGCTGATGTTCTTGTTGCCTTCGGTCATGCCCTGCTCGCGCAGTGCCTCGTCGTCTGTCATTAGTTCTATGCTCATATTTTTGTAATTAAATCATCTCGGCAATTTGCCGTTTTGTCTCCTCGCTGGCGTTCGCGCTGATGGCTATTTTCTGGCCGTCCTTTTCAATCACGACCATCTTCGGCGTGTTGTGGATGTCGGCAATCAGCTCGTCGCGGTTATTCGCATAGCAGCGCAGGTAGTTGACGATGTGCTCAGGCTCCTTGCGGGCAAGTGCCTGCCCGCCTTTGGTCATGCCGTGGAAAACGTCACTGGCTTTAAGCCCTTCTGCATTTGTGCCGGTAAACCAGAACACAATGCTGTTTTTGCCGTCGGTGCGGGTCAGTGAGCTGATCGTGATCTTCTCGAATCCGAGCGTCAGAAGCGCAGTGGCGACCTTGATATTGGTCGTGTGGAAAAGTTCTGTCCTGTTTGTCATATTTATTTGGCACCCATTAGCCGGGGTGCCATCGGCTGTGAGGGTTAGGCTTCGGTCATCGTGGACGCGTATTGCGTTGCCGAGACTGAGATGCGCTTGAACTCGCCTTGAGCGGTGGACTCATTGACAGAATCGACGATGATCGTGCCGCCGCTCAGGCCGCTGGTGTCGGTGTCGTTGGCGAGGGTGAGCAGGGCGGCCACGTCATAGGTCGCGGTGCCGTTGATGAATCCATCAAGCGTGATGGCTGCGGTCAGGCCGGAATAGGCTACGGCGACAACATCGTTGTCCGCATCGCGCACTTCGGTTTTCACCGAGCTGACGTTGCGGGAGAATGAGGTGAGAATGATGTTCGTCTCATTGACGATGCCATACTCAAGATCTGCGGCGGTGGATGCGGTGTAAACTGTGGCGGCCATAAGTTTGAAGAGTTCAACTTGGCGGCCATGTCAAATCACGGCGGGTCGTTCTGCGCCTGCGGGTCGAATCGCGAGCAGAGGGTTTCGATGGTGAATGATACCTCAAGAATGCTTTCATCCCACTCCTGCACGCTGCCGGAATATGTCCACGCATACACTTTCACAAGGTCGCTGGTGGCAGCTTTCATAAAACTCACGTCGGTCAGGATCGTCTCGATCTGGTCAATCCATCCGTCAATGTCGTCATCATCCCCAGCGTGGACGCGGAGGGTGGCGGTCAGCTCGATCCGCTCGACGGTCTGGAGTGCCTCGCTGTGTGCGGCGGCAGATGTCACGTCCACGGCCAGCAGCGGCAAGGCCAGCTCGCTGCGTTGCTTCGCGTCAACAACCATAATTGATTCGTCCGGCTTGTTTTCTTCAAGGATGGCGATGAGGGAGAGTTTGATTCGTTGGGAGGTAGTCATTGCAGTTGCCGGTTGGCTTTCTCGATGGTTTTAGCGGTTGTGATCGTCATCCATTTCAGGCCGTTCTTCATACCCTCGGCAGCAGCTTTTGCCACGTCCTCGGTGTATTGTATCTTTTTGATGTAGGTCACATCGTTGGAAATTGTCACGGCGGTCTGGATGCCTGAGCCGCTGACGGTGTGGCTGCCGCGTGCAGCAGGAAGATGGCGGGTGATGATCGAATCAAGACCGCTCATCTTCGGCTTGCCGAGGTCGTTGGCGATTTTGACCCACGCGGCTTTGGCGCGTCCGACCTTTTCCATGGCGATCTTTTTGTAGGTGTCGCGCTCGGATGCCGGGATCAATGCCAGCCACGGCTTGCCCTTCTCCTTGCGGAAAAGTCGCTTCGGCACCACGCCATTTCGGCGAGCGGCATAGTGCGCATCCTTCATGTTATTGGTCGCCGGAAATGCGCCGAGGTTTGTCCCGAACCATGCCCGATCTACCTGGGCAGCCACACTCTTTTGAAACTTCGCCAGTCTTCCGCCTTTCAGTCCGTAGGGTTGCACGGTCGAGGCAAGACGCTTGCAAGATGCCTTGGCGATGCGCTTCATGCCGTCCTCGGCGGTCTTGCCGGTGACCTCGGCAAACTCAGCCAGCGTGCGCTCGAACTTGGCGATGGTCGCCTTGTCCATTTCAATCTTCGTGTCCACGCAATAGGCGCGGAGTCAAAACTCACGCAGCCTTGCGGCGATTCATGCGCGGGCATTGCGGCACCCAGCGCAGAACGTCGTCGGTGCGTCCGGCGACGTAGCGGGCGCGTGGGTTGCGCACCACGGCACCCTCGCCGCCTGCGATGACGATCTCATCGGCATACTCGACAAGGTGGCGGGTGTCAGTGCAGCGGATCTGCTTGACGATGCCGACGTGGGCGGGGAGGTCGAGGGTCAGCAGGTGCTTGTAGCGGGCGCGGAACGGTGCGGCGCTTGGCGCGTCGAACGCTTGAAAGGTCAGGCCGTGCCAGCCTGCGGCCATGAGTGTCTGGATCGCGTTAAAATTGCCACGACCGGCGAACAGCTCGCCGTCGAGTGCGACCGCTGGCATGCCAGCTTTGAACCATGCGGGGGCGGCCAGCACGTTGCCCTCGCGAGTCACGAACTCAGCACCGTTCCACATAACGCGCCAGCCGTCGAGCTTCTCGCTCATCAGCCATCCGTCAACGGGTTGGCCTTGGTAGTCGCGCAGGAGAGTTGGTTGCATGCCGTGAAACTAGGCAATGCCGACGATCTTGTAAAGACCTTTTTTTTACCGCGCATCACCGGCACTTGCCAGCGTGAACGTGATGGCCACGTTGCCAACTGCCACCTCTGCCACGCGGAACGGGTCGCCGTCGATGGTGCAGCGTTTCTGGAGGAGGCTGACGGCGTTGGTGACTGCCCCCGGCTGCGCGACCACGGTCGCTTGCAGGTCGCTTTCTAGCCCGCCCAGAGCGCCCTCGTAGCTTTTCCGCGCATCGTTAAACACGACCGCGAACGTCTGCCCAGCGCAGACCATCGTTCGCGTGCCGATAAGGTCATCCGTCTCTGTGTGTCCGCCGTTCAAAAAGTCATCAATGCCGCTCATGCTATGGAGTTGGGTGTCAACTTGGCTCCGGCGCCGCGGTGGTCGCTGCGTCGTGGCGGTAGAAGTGCAGGATCTTTGGAATGTGAACGGTCGTCTCGGCCATCCGCCGGGCTTGCAGACACCATGTTAAATCCTCGCCGTAGTTCGTCTCGCCGAATTGGCAATGCGCTACGCGGGATCTGCGCCATGCGTTGACGTGCCACGCATCTCGGATCGTGATGCCGCCTGGATTAAAATACTGATCGACTTGCCGCAGTTGGAAATCGACCACGCTTTTTTTGCCGTTGTAGGTCGCCGCCTGCATAAACGTAATCACGTCGGCACCGCTGGCTGCGGCAGTCAGCAGCTCCTCGACGTAGTTGTCGGCAATGTCGTCATCATCGTCCACGAACGCGATGTATTGCCCCCGCGCGATGTTGAGCAGTGCCTGCCGCTTCGCGCCGATGCTGCGCTTGCGGTTGTCACTCAGAATCAGGTGCTCGACGGCTTGCCCGCCGATCTGTCTTTCGATCTTTTGTTGGAGGGATTGCAGCTGCTTCTCGCGTCCCGGTATCGTCGGGGTCAGTATGGATAGGATCATTGCTTTTGTTTTTTCTAAAAATTGCGTCGTAGTTGTTTCGGTATGCCGGTGCATCGCCCAGCCGGTGCCAGTCGCCTTTGTGACTCATGCCTTCAATTTTTCGTAGGTTGCCAGCCCAGCTTCGTAGTTTGCCGGCGCGTTGCTGCGGGCATACGTCTCATCCATCTCGGCAAGTCCGAACGCCGGGTGCATGTGCTCGATTACGATCTCCTTCGCCTCGATCACCACGTCGTCGGCGTATGCACGGTCGGTGAAGTGGTTGTCGGAGAACATGCTGAAAAACTCAGGGTGGAAGAGGTATTCCTGCACCTTATAGCGAGCACGGGTCAGGATCGCCATGCAGAGCAGGTTGTCGGTGCGGTGTCCGTCCGATACTGCTAAGACAGCCGGTTTGGATGTGTCACCCATCGCCTTGAGGATGAGCTTGTCCCAGTGCATGGGCGGCTGCCAGTCGTCACTGAGTTGGATGAGGATCTCGCCATTGGAAAACTTTGCCGCCTCGTTCCATGCTGCCACCGGTCCTTGACCAGAGTTGAGAACGTGGCGGCAAGTGATAAACGGCCCGATTGTCTCATCGTCTGGATCTAGTGCGAAGATGTGCTCGATCGCGTCGGGGTCTGCTGCCCTGTCAAGCCATGTCGCCCGTGCCTTGTAGGCCATCGCTGGCCTGCCGCGGGTGGCATGGAGCAGGCTGATCTTCGCGCCGTGCCGTGCGAAATGGTTCGCCTCGATGACATCGGCCTCCTCGTAGCGGTCGTTCGCCCGCAGGCACATGCCGCGCACCTGCACGCCCTGCCAGCCGTAGAATTTCTTGCGGCTGTTCCACCACCATGCCGATGGCTGCGGCAGGCAGGTCATCACCTCAGACCAGCTAAGCGCGAGCGGGAACTGGTTGGCTTTCAGAGCCTCCATTGCCAGCTCGGCGTATGCTTCGCGCCGATCAGGTGAAACGGCGATGGCTTGCAGGTAGAGCTGCGAACGGGTGGCTGCGTCCGGCACCATCTGACCCATGACGAGAAACGCCTCGTAGCGCTCAGGCTGCCCTGCGTCGGGTGCCATGCAGAGCTTGGCCGCAGTTGCGCTCGCCTCCTCGATCTGGCCGAGCGCCCGCTCGCTCTGCATCGTGTAAAATAGCTGGCTGCTTGTGATCTCGTCCTCGGGGATCGAGCGAAGAATCCGCAGGTTGCGCTCGTCGCTGGTGGCCTTGCGCTTGCCGTGGGGGAGGTGGAGGATCTGCACCTTGTCGAAACGAGCCATAGGAACGTCAGGGGCGAACTTGAGCGACTCATGGATGGGGTTGTGCCACCGCGCCGCCCCTCGCCTCCAGAGGCGTTCTCGGTGCAATGTGATGCCATCGTCGGGAACAGCGTAGGGCATGAGCACGCCTTGGATGTCGTCACCGAGCTGCGGCAGCATCTTGCGGATCGTTGCGCAGTCCTCCGGCGTGATGATGTCGTCCGTATCGGCCCACATGAGCCAGTCGCCGGTGGCGAGGTCGAGGGCAGCGTTGCGAGCTGCCGCGAAGTCATCGACGTGCGGCCAGTCGTGGAAGTTGAGATACTCGCCGATGATGCACCCGCTCTGCATGGCGATCTTCAGCGTGTTATCTGGCTCTTGGTTGCCGATTGCCCTCACCACAATAATCTCGTCGGCGATCTTCTCGAAATGATCGAGGAAACGGGTGATGTAGTTTTCGGCGTTGCCGGTGATGACGCAAAGGCTCAGTTTGTTTTTCATATCTGCGGGTGATGTAATGCAAGCAGGGGGAGCTTGCAACACGAAAAAACCGCCAGCCCCTTGCGAGGCTGACGGCTGAGACACAACCGAGGGAGATTATGGGATGGTGACCAGGGCGAGGCCGAGGGTCAGTGCAGGAGTAAATCCGAACAAGCACTCGAAGTTTGCGAAGTGCTTACCTGTCGAGGTGTTATAGTGGCGGCGGTAGCCCATCGTGATGCCGTTGCTCGCGGTCACTTGCTCGGCGGCGAGATACTCACCGGCGGCTTGTGGCTCGAGGTAGCGCATTGCGATGGCGATGGAGTCAGGGTGAGCAACAAATCCGCCGAGCTTGGTGAGAGCGTTGGCTGGGATGATGTTCGACTCATAGATCGACATTCCGAGAAGGCGTGGGATTTGACCTTCGCGCACCGCTTCGGCGCCGCCGTAGTTGAGTGCTTGTGCAACACCAGACGAGGTGAGCAGGCCGGTGTAAATCTCGCTGTCCGAGATGAAGCTGAGGCGGTCGGTCGGCACGTTGCGCTGGGCAAGTGCTTTGCGAAGTGCGCCCATCTGAGCAATGGTGTAATTCGCACCGGCGGTCGTGAGGATCGCGGCACCGAAGTTAGCGACCGTGATCGCAGACCAGATGTCGGTGAGAACGATGCGGGCAAGAGACTCACCGGCTTGGATGGCGAGGTTGTCCATGACCGCTGCGGAGCTGTTGGCAACTTGAACGTCAGTCAGGTCAATCGACGCGATGCGGTGATTGTTGATGCTGACGGTTGCGAAGTTGATTGCACCGCCGCCAACTTCATAGGAGTTGTTGAAGGTGGTTGCAGTGATACCGCTGATGAGCGGCACGAGGATAGCATCACCCTTGCGACGAGCGTCTCCGCTGAAGTCACGAGTGAATGCGTTGAGGGGGGCGAGCTTCGCCACAAATGCCTGGAGGGCGATCTGGGTGAAGATTTTGTCGTTGATTGCGATGGAGGCCATAATGGTTCGTTAGTTGAGAGTTAAAATTTGGTTAGACTGCGTAGCGGTTTTTATCGGAAAGGATGTCTGCTTTGTGCAGGGCGAAGTATTCGGCTGCCTCGGCTGGGTTCATGGAGGCCATGGCCTTGAGGTGGCTGACCGGTGCCTCGCCGTTGTCGCCGGTAAGTGCGACCGGAGCGGGGTGGCCGGTGCTGGCGAGCAGCTCGGCAGCGCGTGCGCTGACCTTTTCGTCAGAAACTTCGGCTTCTTTTTCTGACTCGGCGACCTTGGTTTCCAGCTCCTCGGCTTTCTTCTCAAGCTCCTCGACTTTCTCAGTCACCTCGGCGGTCTTCTCTTGCTCGGTGGCAAGCTCGGCACGAAGCTGGGTGATTGTCTCGGCATGGCCGCTAAGTTCTTCGATGAGTGCGTGGGCTGTGGTCAGGTCGGCACGAAGGGAATCGTTTTCAGCGATGGCCGCTTCGATCTTGAGTGCTTCGTCGTTACCGGGGAATAGTTTAGAGAGTATGCTCATGCCCTTGGCTGGCTTGTCAAATTGCACGATCTCATCCGCGAACTTGCGCTCCATGGCTTCGGCTGCGCCCATCCATGTTTCGGCTTTCATCAGCTTCCGCATTTCGTCGGGATCGCCGCCGGTGCGCTTGGCATAGATGCCTGCAATTTCGATGGATATTTCCTCCAGTAATTTCGCAGCGCGGGCGTGATCCTCACTATCACCGGCGACTGCTTGGCTGGCTTCGTGAATCATAATGCGCCCGCCCTCGACGATCCGCACCTTGTTCGCGGCCATGAGAATGACGCTGCCCATCGAGGCTGCCAGCGTGTTGACGGTGGCGATGATCTCGACGCCGCGTCCGCGCATCTGCATCAGCGAGTTATAGACGCGGTAGCCATCAAGCACCGATCCGCCTGGCGAATTGATCTCGATCTCTAACGTCTCAAGTGCCTCGTCGGCGGAGCATT